GGTGCATTGGTAGATGGTGCAGTAAATTTAGGGTCAAGTTCTGCTCGTTGGAACAGTTTATGGCTATCAGGTGGTGTATACTTAGGTGGTACTGGTTCACAAAATGTACTTGACGACTACGAAGAAGGAACTTGGACACCAACATTACCACATGGAGGTACGATAGGTGGTACTTTTGGTACGACTTATACAAAAGTTGGCGATACTGTAACTGTTAGAGGTTATTTAAATAATATAAGCATACCAAATAATAGTACTGCATTTTGGATAGGTGGTTTACCTTTTGCCGTTAAAACTAGCAATCATTATGGTGGTTTAGGTGCTATACAGTATGTTGCCGATAAAAACGTTGATGCTTTTGGCATGGGTGATCCAGTTCCATATTCAGGAAATTCTGTAGTTTACTTTCACAGACGAAATGGAACTACGGCAACTGTTTTAAATTCAAATGTAAGTGGCATGGCAGCATTCATATTTGGTGTTAGTTATCAAGTTTAATGTTTAATAAAAATATATAGGAGAAAAAAATGTCATTAACTAAAGAAAACGTAGTAGAAAAAATTGAAGTCGTAAATACATGGAATATACAAATTTGCTTAGACACTGTGATAAAAGAGAACAGTGTTGAGATTAGTAGGTCAAGGCATCGTCATGTTCTTACACCATTCTCATCATCTAAAGATAGTGATGACAAATGGACACACACAGACACCGACATAAGTGCAGAAGATGATACTGTAAAGGCTGTGTGCAACGCAGTGTGGAGCGACACTATTAAGAATAATTACAAACAATTTATAGAAACACAGGAGATTTAAATGTCTATAATATGGAAGATAAACTCATTAGATCGAGACTTAAAAAGTGGAGATCATGAGAACATAATAACAACAATACACTGGACTGCCTCAGACGCAGACTCAGATGGTAATACTGGATCATCATACGGATCAGTAGGTGTAACTCTTGTTGGCACACCAAAGGCATATGCAGACGTAACCGAGTCTGATGCTATTGGTTGGGCAAAAGATGCTCTTGGTGCTGATCAAATTAAGAATATTGAAGATAGTATAGCCGATCAAATAGCACTTATGAAAACCCCAACAACCGCAAGTGGAGTACCATTTTAATGACTGAAGAAAAAAATAACATCATAAATATTGATGGCAAAGAATATCTTAAAGATGACTTAAATAATGATCAAACATACTGCGTGAACCAGTTAACTGATCTTCAAAACAAATCTAACAATCTTAGATTTCAGTTAGATCAAGTATCTGCGTCACAACAAGTGTTTTTAGAAAAATTAAAAATATCTTTAGAAGAAAAAGAAATACCTAAAACTGGTTAAAAAAATTTACCTAAAGTCAGACACAGACATAGACTTTTATGTTACAATAAGACACTAAACAAGAAGGCTCTGAACATGGAAATCGATGGAATGTTATTTTGGAATATAATTTTATCCCTAATTATAGTTCCATTCGGGTGGGTGTTTACATACTTAGTAAAAGAAGTGAAGCGTATTCAGATCCTCTTGAACCAAACCCGTGAAAATTATTCAACCAAAGAAGATCTAAAAGATAACTCGGCTCGTATCTTTGAAACCTTACATAGACTAGAGGACAAGTTAGATAACTTGATATCAAAGCATGGCTAAGAAAAAAGGTACAATGAAAGGTCACACTATAGGTGGAGGTCATAAACGTAAAACCAAAGATGGTGCGGGTATGACAAAAAAAGGTGTAGCTAAATATCGTAGAGATAATCCTGGGTCTAAGTTGAAGACAGCCGTCACAGGCAAAGTCAAAAAAGGAAGTGCAGCCGCCAAGAGAAGAAAGTCATACTGTGCAAGAAGTGCAGGACAGATGAAGAAGTTTCCAAAGGCAGCAAAAAATCCAAACAGTCGTCTAAGACAAGCTAGAAGAAGATGGAGATGTTAAATGAAGATGAGAACTTCAACCACTCACATAGTCATACATTGTGCAGACACCTACGAAGACATGGATATAGGTGCTGACGATATAAGAAAATGGCACGTTGATGAAAGAGGATGGTCAGACATTGGCTATCATAAAGTTATCAGACGTGATGGAACTGTAGAAGACGGCAGAGACATACATGTGTCTGGTGCACATGCAGCAGGTTTCAACAGCGTTAGTGTTGGTGTCTGTCTTGTTGGTGGTCGTGGCAAAGATAATAAAGCTGAGAATAATTTTACAGATGCTCAAATGGCTTCACTTAAAGAAGTAGTTGAGGATCTCATGGCTAACTATGAATGGGCACAACCAATGGGGCATAGAGATTTACCTAATGTAACTAAAGAATGTCCATCATTTGATGTCCTTGAATGGTGGAATGGGGCAGAAGAAAACACATCTAACTTTGTAAAATCGGAGACTTAAAATGATGAAAATGAAAGGCAAGAAAAAGATTAAGAAGCCTATAAAGAAGAAAGGCTACTAGTCATGGCTATGTTTTGGCTTAGTTTAGCCAAAGTATTTTTAAAAATTGGTAATCTATTTTGGCATATGCATGTCGATTGTGTCCGTAAGAAACAATCGGAGGATAGGCGAAGATGGATCCAGTAACTATTTCTGTTGCTCTCGGAGCCGCTAATACTGCATTCAAAGCAATCAAGGCAGGATTTTCAGTTGGTCGAGATCTTGAAGGAATGAGTAAAGATGTAGGGCGGTGGATGTCTGCGGTGTCTGATATAGACAATGCAGAGAAAATGGCTAAGAACCCTCCCCTGTTCGGCAAGTTATTTAAAGCAGGATCCGTAGAAGAAGCTGCCCTACAAGCCTATAGTGCCAAAAAGAAATTAGAAGAACAAAGACAAGAGTTAAAGACATTTTTAAATTTAACCTTTGGACCAACTGCGTATGCAGATCTCCTTCAAATGGAAGGTGAGATTAGAAAACAAAGACAACAAACAATTTATAAACAACAAAAGATGAGACAACAAATAGCAGAAATTATTGCTTGGGTTTTCTTAGTGGCTGTTGGTGGTGGTTTCATTGCATTACTTGCAACTGTATGGGTTAAGAAAGCAAGTGCAGATGGATACACATACAAGAGTAAACAACTAACACGCCAACAAAAATTAAATAATGGCAGTATATTACCCCCTCTCCTTACAACATGCAGATTAAAAAAACAGAAAGTTTATAAAGATAAAATTGCTTGTATCTATGAGGGTGCAAACAAAAGGTTTGAGTTAGATTTTGCAGACATACGAGTGGGATGCCCTAAACAATTTCGATGTGAGTACAAAAAATTAAACGATAAAGAACCAAGTATTGATCAGGTCATGGATAGTTTAAGGAGCATAGCGAAATAGTATGTTTAAATGTCTTGTCGTTGCCTGTCTAATTAGTAATCCAAGTTATTGTCAAGTGCTTGAGAACACGGAATATCCAGTTGTGTATGAGACCTTTAGTGCATGTAAAGCAAGAGCATTAGAAATAGCTTCTGAAGTTCCAATATATTTTAAAAATTATAGAGCGACAAAATGGAAATGTAGTCGTGTAGCAGAAGGAAAATTATTATGAAGAAAACATTAACAGCTAGACAAGAACAGACTATGCAAAGACATTCCAGACATCACACACCCAGACATATGTCTGAGATGAAAAAGTTAATGCTGCAAGGTAAGACCTTCACTCAAGCTCACAAGTTAGCAATGAAGAAAGTAGGTAGATAATGGATAGCACAGTACTAGATGCATGGCATGAACTTAGTTATTTAGAGGGCACTCTCTTCACAGTCTGGTTGTTTGTTCTTTACTACGGAAAAGTATGGATAGACAACAAGTTTAAAAGAAAGGAATGCACATGCTCCAAGCGATAATTGGACCCGTTGCTAATCTTCTTGGCACTTACATTGGCGGAAAGATGGAGAAGGCAAAGGCAGAGACAGAAGCCAAGATTTCTATTGCCAAAAGTAAAAGCAAGATAGCTGAGAAAGTTGCAAGTGGTGAAATGGAATGGAATCAGACTATGGCTGAAGCATCTAAAGATAGTCTCAAAGATGAATGGTTAACTATTCTCGTAAGTATTCCATTGTTATTAGCCTTTACAGGACATGAAGACATAGTCATGAGAGGTTTCAAAGCCTTGGAACAAATGCCAGATTTTTATAAGACTGCTGTTGGTGTTGTCTTCGCAGCTTCTTTTGGTGTCAATAAATTAACTCAAATGTTTAGGAAAAAATAATGGCAAAGTTATGTCCAAGAGGTAAGGCTGCGGCAAAAAGAAAGTTCAAGGTTTATCCATCAGCGTATGCAAATATGTATGCTTCGGCAGTTTGCTCTGGCAAAATCAAAGTCGGAGGTAAGAAAAAAAAGAAAGCTAAGAAAAGATGAGCGGTCTTCGTAAGTGGGTCAAAGAAAAATGGGTGGACATTGGTGCACCTAAAAAGAATGGTAAGTTTCAACCTTGTGGTAGAAAAAAAGGAGATGGTAGAGCCTATCCAAAATGTGTTCCACTAGCCAAAGCCATGAGAATGTCTAAAGCACAAAGAAAAAGTGCGGTTACAAGAAAAAGATCTAAGAAACAGGGCGTAGGTGGTAAGCCTACAAACGTAAAAACATTTGCTAAAAGAAAGAAGAAAAAATGACAAAAAGATTATCTGCAAAACAAAAGAAGATTGCAAGAGTTGCACCTCCAAGAAACAAAATCACAGGTGCTGATTTTAAAAAGTTAAAAAGAAAGAAATAGCTATGGCAAACTTTGGACAACTATCTACTTATTTAAAGTCAGTCGGTAATTCTTTTTTACCAGAAGGTATGCAAACTGATCAGTATACAAATGAGGACTTCAATGAGGGTGTCAAAGCTAAACTTTTAGAATTCTTACAGGCTAATTATGCTAATAAAGAACCTGGGAATTACTCAGTTACATATGATGATTTAAATAAATATTTCAAAGAAGGAAATGTTGTCTCTGGATCTGGTAGCAAATTTTCAGACGTTGGAGCATTAAAAACTATCTTAGGTCAATTCAATGTTGATGTTGCACCCGATGGATCTTTTACTGTCAATGATACTTATGATTTTAATTTACAAGATGAATATGGAAACCCAATGAATAAACAACCTACATTTGGCGATGTAATGTCTAGGTTGTCTCCGTCTAATATTATGGATAAAGGTCTGGGTACTAGTTTATATGGTGCGGCTAGAATGTATGGAGGTATGAGAATACCAGAGGGTTCACCCAATGCTATCCCCATTAAATTAAATTTTCCATCTAACAGACCAGATATGCCACCTCTTCCAATGGCAAAACCTATGATGGAAACCACTAATCTTGCTAGTTATGATGACAACCAAATTGGCTTTGGATCTTTAAGAAGACCTTCGCTTTAGGTAAATTATATAACCTAACATCCAGACAAAGATCAACGGTTCAATGATGACAAATATCCAGATGTTTATTTCGTTGTAAGTCATACCAAGAGGCTTGGCTAGTTCTATTAAGAACCACACACACCAATCAAAAGTCTGATCCATTAATTCCATATAAGTCATTTTAGTTTTTCTCCCTTATTATAATTTCTTTGTTAAATGTTGTGTCAAGATTTGTGTCAACTTTTTCATATAAGATATATAAAATATATAAAATATAGAAAATTATCCCTAAAAAAATAAATTTAGAAATAACTTGCCAACCTCTCAAACCTACGGTACACAACAAACATATGGTTTTGCGAGCGTGGCGGAATGGTAGACGCACTGGACTTAAAAACCACTGATACATATAAGAAACTCTATACATATCAGGCACTTAAACCCGAAACACCACTGTGTGTGTCAAGATTTGTGGCAACTTTTCTTTTTGCCTCGTGTAAATCTTCTGTAAATAGATGAGCATACTTCTCTGTGATGGTCACATTTGAGTGTCCCAACAACTTTGATAAAGTATAAATAGGCATACCTTTTCTTATCTCATCTGTGGCATAAGTGTGTCTTAAATCATGCCAATTAAAGTCTTTAATACCACTATTTTTTAGACATGTTTCCCAAGACGAGCGGTTAGAGTTTATTCTATGTCCTGTGTCTGGGTTATAGAACAAGTATCCATGCAAACTAGCAGGTTTTTTTAATAATATTTCTACTATGTTTAGTGCTTCATCACACAAAGGCACTACCCTAACCTTACCATTCTTGGTTACAGTATCCCTCAATACAAATTGAGGTCCATAGTTTGTACGTTCAAAGTCTGTTCTTAATAAAGAGAACTGCTCGTTCCATCTCATACCTGTAAGTAAGGCAATTTGAATTTGATAAGATAGATCTCGGTTCTTACTTTTCTTTGCATTATCTAACAAAGATTTTTTCTCATAAACATCCAGACTTCTTATCCTGTCTTTACTCTCTTGTAATAACTTTTTATCAAAAGATGCAACTACATTATGACCATCCCATGTACTATTCTTAATTATATATTGATACATTTTACCAAACATACTTAGGTCTCTTATAATAGTAGGATCATTACAAGGCTTGATATCTTTTGTACCTTCTCTTCTACATTCCACATAAGCTGCAATGTCCTGTCTGGTTATGTCTTTTAACATTTTGCCTTGGAAATGTGGAGTAACCATCTTAATGCTTTGAAGGTATCTTTTAGCCGAACTTTCTTTCATTGCTCTTCTTTGAAATTTAAGTTCACCATTAGATGTGTACTTCAAACCACAGTAGTTATTAAGGAACTTTAACATTGCCTCAGAAAAGGGAATGTCAGACTGTGTTTTAGCTAGTTCAACAATCTTTTTTCTATGCTCTATAATTGACTTCTGATTAGCTTGCCTTTTAGAGCTTGCATTAATTGGTGGTCTATATCTTTTACCTTGGATGGTAAAGTCAGCATACCATCTTCCTCCTCTATAGATACTTCCCATTCTTGTTCTCCTCTCTTTATCCATTGATTAAGTTTGTCAGTCTTAAATCGCCAAGATTTATTAAATCGGTAAACACACCCATCAAATTTTCCTTGATTAATCCACAGGTAAACTGTAGGGATTGCAAGGTTCAATTTGTTAGCTACATTTTTAACAGTATAAAAACTTGACGACATGATTATAATCTCTTATATGTGGTTAATGCAAGATTTAAATATATTATGGGGAGAGAAAAGATGGCAGAAGAAAACGAACAGGTGTACGGAGTAGATATATACTTACATAAGATCCGTGGATGGGTTACCTCAAGAGGCTTCACACCACACGGATTAGCTAAAGCCGCTAGTTTTGGACCAGGAACCTTTGCAGATATGTACACACCTAAATGGAACCCACGAGTATCCACATTAAGAGAACTCGAAGACTTCATGTTAAGATATGATATAAGAGTAAGCAGAGGAAAAAAGTAAATCATTACATTTCTTCTCTGCTAATTAATCTATCTAAGTACCACTTAGCCTTTTTTAAATCTTGAACTCCGCCCTTATGTCTCCACCTATGCACATACTTCTTAATGTTTCCCTCTACATAAAAAGCAAATCCATCTTTGCCTAAACTATCTTCTAGATAATCTATGCATTCAATCTCCCCCTCTTTATAGTGAGGGGGATGATTAACTAGGCTAGACATTTCTACATTGTCAGACTGTGCATTAGCTTGTTCTTTGAAACGTCTTGACATGTATTGATGGTGACTTTCAAAAGGAAACTCTAATTGTACTTCTTGTTCATCAGACACCACAAGATCCTCCATGACCAGAGATATCACATATGTCGTGTGTCTCTAGTGCCTCTTCAAATTCTTCTCCTAAATTTTTACGAGCATCTTTGTAAGGGACTGAAACAAGTGGTTGTCCACCACGACTTCCATCAGGGTAACAGGTGAAACCTCGCAGACGATGAGCATACTTTGCTAATGTCTGGGCAAAAGGTCTGACTGTGTCTTCATTATTTAACTCAGATCCCCAAGCAGGTAGATTGATAGTACTAGATATAGACATATCAACGTAGTCTTGCACATCAGCTTGAAATTCCATTCGTCTTTCATATGCACTAGACAGATCAAGAGCACTCTCAATTGTGTCTGGGTCTGTGCCATAACGATCAATCACTTCTTGGGCTGCACTATCAACGACCATCTGATACATCCATTTCTTACCGTCTTTGAGATATCTTCTCTTGTAGGCAACGGCAAATAATGGCTCAACACCTGTAGTAGTTGCGGCTAAGATTCCGATAGAACCTGTTGGAGCAATGGCTCTAATCTTAACAGGTCTACTTACACCTAAGGCATCAGCACTTTGTTTAGCTACTTTGTCTGATACAGACTTATAGATGTACAACCAACGATGCATCTCTTCTGTAACTTCATATGGTTGTTTCCTTTGAAGTAACCATTCATGCATACCCATTAGACCTAGTCCAAGTCTTCTGTTTTTCTCACGAACTTTATATACTTTATCAAACGGTAACTCAGCTTTCATTGTGCCACAGATTAAGAACTTAGTTGCTAGTTCTGTACATTGTGCAAAGTCTTTTATGTCTTCAATCCTAGACATGTTAAGTGAGCCTAGGTTACAGACATCACTATCATCTTCAGATGTAACTTCTGTACAAGCATTCCTGAGTGTTTCGTTCTCGTTCTCAAAGAAGTTAAATGAAAATCCAGGTTCTGCTGAAGACAATGCCTGTCTGGTATTTTTATACCATAGCTCTGGTAACTCGCCTGTCTTCCAGTAGTCTTCTATAAACTTTGTATCCCAATTAAGTGAGATGTTTGTCATGTCTAGCGGACATGCAAAGTTAAAGTCTGCTTCTTTAAGGTCTGCCATTGTCTTGTCAGTCCCAGGAACATGCATGTTCTTCCAATCTTTGGCATGTAAGAATGCTTCAGCATCAGAATGTTGCCAATTGAGTGAGGCATAAATAGCTGAACGTCTGCTACCACCTTGCATGACTTGTCTACCAATCTCATTGACGGCTAACATAAGACTAATTGGACCACTAGCTTCTCCACCTGTTCTCGATAATAGAGAGCCTTTGCCACGAAACTTAGAATAATCTATTCCAATACCACCACCACTTGAAAGACAAGACATTGCTCTATTTGCTAAATGTCCCCACTCTTCTCGTGTATCTTCTTCGCCTCTTAACAAATAACAATTGTTAAAGAACTTAGCTTTTCTTCCTGCATAATATAAGTATCTACCCCCAGGGATAAATCTCATAGTACTGATCATAAATTTTAATTGATCGATGTCAGACTTTGGTAACAATCCACCACAGACATCGTCTACTAATGTGCTAGACAATTCTTCCCATGTCTCTGCACCCTCGTGTTTATATTTTAAATTAAATATACTCTCAGCAAAACTATTACGAAAAATGTTCTGGTTATCGGTATACATTTTCTTCATCTCATTCATTAGTCTAATTCCAATCTATTTTGCCTCTCCCCAAGTCTTGCCAATTCCGCCCTCGACAAGTCCCGTTTGAGGTATGTTTTCAAATAATTTAGTAGCCGACCACATCATCGTCTTAATCATTATGTCTTTCGCTTGGGTGGCAAACTCATCTGGAACTTCTGCAATTAATTCATCGTGAACCACATGAACTAATTTTGCAGGAACATCGCCCCAAATTTTGGGAAATCTACTCAGGCACAACAACATGATTTCTGCGGCTCCACCTTGACAGGGTGTGTTGATTGACTTTGTGAACAATTGATTTGATCGCAATGGTGAATAAACTCTTCCCTGTGGTGTCCATAAATAACCTGTGTTGTCTGATAGTTTTCTTGTCTGTGTAATCCACTCCTTTAGTCCAACGTAAAGATCCAGAACTTCATGCTGAATTCTACTAGCCTCATGTAACGTGGTTGGGTGCCCATTAGTTGTCAGCACTTGTGACAATCCTCTAGGTCCCTGACCAAATAAAAGTCCAAAAATACAAGCCTTTGCCGCTTGTCTCATCCACTTACCAGACCCTGTTTTAAAGTGATCATCACTACAATCAGCGGGATAATCTCCCTTGAAACAATGTCTTGCGGTTAGTGTGTGAATGTCTAGACCGTCTTCAATGGCTCCCAACAAAACCTTATCGTTCGATAAAGCAGCGGGAACACGAACTTCTATTTGACCATAGTCACAGACGACCAGACTATGGCGGTCTTTACTTTTAAATAGATGTCTGAACTCTTCGGTTGCATTGATAGTTTGTAATGCAGGTTCTGTAACACTAAACCTGCCTGTCTCAGTTCCACCAATCCTAAAGTTTGCATGGATCCTGTCAGACATTGGATTAATAAAGCGATTAAAGTCTGTACCTAACGTAGAATTATTCTTCTTAGCATCTGCCCATTCAGCAATTGCTAAAAGAGGTGGGTGATATTCCGTTGGAAGTTGAGATATATTTTCAAGTACATCAATCTTTCCACACTTTAACTGTCCTGTATCTGTCTTAACCCAATTGTCTGTGGTGTATGGTGGGTATTTATTTAAATGAAATCTAATCCAATTAGCTACTTGTATTGTTGAAGCGGGATTATCTACAACAGGTGCACCTTCACTTGAGTATTGTCTAAACATCTCAAGTGCTTTCTGTCTACCGTCTGTGTCTTTAACCGATAAATCATTTGCTAAATCTTCGTGTGCTCTTCTATCAAACCCAATACCATTAACCATAACTTGGTTAACTGCTCTAATACTTGACCTTAATAAATCATATATCCAATTACATTGCTCACTAGGTATTCGTTTACTCTTTTTAATAAGAGCCATCTGTTCAAAATGTAACTGCCAAGTCGCAACAACATCCCCTGCCGCATATCTAATTTGCTCATCATCAAGGGGATCTTTAGACCAATCCGAGGCTTGTTGTGTCTTGCTTGGTTCTTTTCCTAATACATCCGCACACCTATAAGCTAAACCTTTTCTTATTTGTGTAAGACTTAAAAGTGCTTGTGCCTGTAATAAAGTACAATGTGGATGTCTTGCGGGTGTAATTCCATGTTGAGTTAACATCTTGACATCAAACTGTGCATTGTGTGCTAACCATATAACTTTGTCAGAGTTTAAAACTTTGTCTCCTAACTCTTGTAAGACAGGCATAGACACATGCCATCTGTCTATGACGTGAACTTCTTCTCCGCTATAGATTTGGAGTAATCTAACTTGTCCTGTGTAGACGTTGAGACCTGCTCGTTTGACGTGCTTTGCTTGGGCATTGAGGTCTGACCTACAGTTTGCCATATCTTGTTGGGTTTCCTTGCGATCTTTCTTTTGATCTTCTGTGCATTTAGAGAGGATCGGGAACGAGTGAAATTTTTCAGAGACATTTACAAACTCCTTTTGTTTGTCTTCATATATTTTAATTAGACTTTGATCAGCAGTTGTTTCAACATCTACTGAAAGAAGAAGTGGGTTTTCCCAACTATGATTTAGAGATATAAACTTTGCATAATACTTGGTAAGTTTTTTTACACCTGCATCATCAGTTATATAATTCAGTTTCACTCCAGACATAAAATCATGGAATGGAGTGGGAGATTTACCCCCACCCAATACCGATTTCAAATCATCCATTACTCTAAAGGAATGTCTGTGCTTGGATTTGGCTTTGTCTCAGGCTCTTGTTTAGAACCTTGAACAGGAACAGTATCTTTCTGATCCATCCATCTTGAGACTGACAACTTTGGAATGTAGACTTTGCCATACTGACTATGCTTATAACTGTCAGAATGAAACATTACTATTGGAACCTGACCTTCAAATTGTCCTGTCTTCTTTTGTTGAACAACTTCTCTAACCATTTCTCCCACGGCTTTCATTGCTCCTTTTGAAGAGCCTGTAAATTGTGCGAGGATATGGTTCTCAGTTCCAAGAGTTGGTTGAATTTGCATTTCAAATCTTACATTGTAAGACCATCCATCATTCTGTTGTGTGTATGGACCATGATCAGGAAGATCAGCTTTGTCAGTCTTGGCATCCCCAAGATTACTCCACTGCTCATCTACAAGTTGTCCATCTTTCCAACAGACCCAACCATTTTGTACCATAGCTAGGTTAACCAATGCCTCAAATTTATTGTCTGGAAAAGTATCTTCGGCTTTGCCTATGACCCACTCCCCCTTTTTAAATTTGATATATTGGATACCACCAACATTAAGTTCGTCTGCTACCTCAGACAATTGGTTTACAATGTTATCAATATTTGATACATCAAAGGTAGGGGTTGTGATTTCATTCATTAGAATGTTCCTTTCGTTTGTTTGTGTGTTTCTTCAGTCTGTCAACTAAGTACGGTAAGTAATCGAAAGTCGTGGTGAATAATCTCCTTGAGTTTGGAAATCACGGTGATCCAACCCCGCTTCTTTAAATTTATTTACATCGTACCTCATTGGTGCCTTTTGTGAATACATAGACACCGATCCCCAATCAGCAGAAATCTTTTTACTTTCTGCCTCTTTAAGAATTTCTTTAATATCCTGTTCTAATTGTTTAACTTCTCTTGTCTTTGCTTTAGCCTCATCATTTAAGTTATGTCTGGCTATTATTTTTTCTTTTAATCTTTCTTTGATGGCGGCAGAAAAGTTTGAACCTTCCGCACTTGGAATACTAGAGACCTCTGTGTCTAGACATAATGTCTTGTATGCACAGTAGGTACACTCCTTACCACCTTCTAATTTTCCTTCTGGTTCTGGTAATTTTTCCAAAGAAAATTTTGTGAATACAGATGATGATCTTGCTCTTAAACCATGAGCCACCATCTCATCGAATGGAATAACCCAAGACTTAATTTGATTTACAAAACTTGCATTAATATATGTGATCACGGCATGAGTTGGAAAATGGTCTGTAGTTCTTCTAACTAAATCCATACCCTGTTGCACTTGCATTCTATGTTGAAACTTAGGTTCTCTTAAATTATCAAATGCTCTTGGATCAATTGACTTCAATTCATTGTATAAGCATTTAGTAAATCTTTTTGACCCACCCTCTTCTTCTACTTCAAACACTTCCCTGGATATAAATAGACCATCAGGTGTGGCACTTTGATAATGAGTAATGTCAACTAATGTTTCTTGTCCATCATCGGTTGCCCAAATTAATTCTATTCCACTATCTTTCAGACTTTGTTGCATGGATGGTACTGCCCAATCCTCAACCATGTTTCCACGTTCAGCGGCTCCTAAGTCTTGAACAAAGTCTTTATCTACAGGTGCATTATGTTTGTCGTAGACAATGGATCTTAGACAACCACCTACGGCAGAAGCACCAACAGTTTTCTTTCTGTCGTGTCCACCCCAAGTTTTGTTGTCTGAGTTCTTGCTTATATTATTTATTATTAAATTGTTTGTATTTAAAATCATTGGGTATTCCTATGATTGAATCCGTATATGCTCAACAACATTAAGCTGAGTGGAGTAAAGACCAAAGATATTTGACTAGACAAAATACTATAAAAAAAACTAGCATCATAGGCATCTGAGACCGAAGACCCAATACACGGCTCGGAAAGGAGTAGGTCTTTACTATTCTGTTTCACTTGGCAACCTTTCTAAAAACTTTTACATTCTTATCTTCTTTATCAAATGGCACAGGTACTAAGTCTCCACTATGCCAAAATAAAAGATCACCCGATTTCAGTGTTTGTAAATTAAGGATAGGCACAGTCTTGCTATCGAAGACCCAAGCCATCAAATCATTTTCTAAATGTCTGTCATGTATATCATGTCCTTTAACAATAACTCTTTGAGTGGGTGACGTATTGTCAATTGTAAGACTGTCAAAGATCATTACTTCTGGTTCATACTGAATAAGAGCCTTACCCATTAGCGATCTCCTTTTTAAGTTCCTCAAAAACATTGAGGTCATTTTTGAAATCGCCATCGACAACGGCATTACTCATACCCATTTTCTTCTCAAGTAAACTGAATAGTTTTTCATCAAAAGTGTTTTGAGCAACTAAGTAATTAATAGAACATGATTTAGTCTGACCATTTCTATGAACCCTGTCTTCAGCTTGTAACATTTCCATTGGCGAAAATGATGTCTCAACCATCAAGACATTGTTAGCTTTCTGTAAGTTTAAGCCTGTAGACCCAACACCTAACGTAAGTATTAGTATCCGCTTGTCAGACTTTGGATTTTGAAATCGAGATATATAAGCATCTCTATCTTGTTTAGTGGTAGAGCCTGTTAATAAATCAATCTGCTTATGCAACTTGTTGTTATCAACACATGCTAAAAGATAATATATAAGTTCAGCTACTTTGACATGATAAGTAAATACGACTAACTTTTCATCATTAGATTGTAAGAAATCTTTTATCCAATCAATTGCAAAATCTGATTTAAGTTCGCCTAGTTCAGTAAAAGCCTGTTGAAAAGTGTCATGATCATCCATATTAAAGTTGACTTTACAAGGGATGACCGACCTCATTTTAGGGGGCAGATCGAGGCAGTCATCCTTTGTAACTCGGTGCATATGGCGGGATAATTTAGAATGTAATTCAACTTTTCTAGATAACCCGTCTGCTACATAACCAAACTTACCCATATGTCCATTGCAATAAGTCTTAGTAAACTGATACCAATTATTAAATTCACTTGGTGCTACTATGTTTAATGGTGGGAATAAATCTACAGGTCTGTTTATTATTGGGGTGCCAGATAAACCTATGAAGTAATCACAAGTTTTAGCCAATTGTAAAATCGCTTTAGTCCGCTTTGCCTTGGGGTTCTTAATGTAATGGCATTCGTCACAAATAATGTACTCTGTTTTCCAAGTGGCTTTGCTTTCCGACTTTTTGTAAGCCTCGGCTCTCGCATATGAAACGAGTAATATCTCTCTTCCGTCATTTCCAACTCCTGTAATGTTAGGGTATATGTAAAGTTTGTAATCAGGTAGTAATCTTTTGATTTCTTTTTCCCATTGCATCATCACACTAGCGGGTGTGAAGATCACAACTCTCTTAGCCTTAATAGAATTAATAGAAAGAATTGCTGATATGGTTTTACCTGTACCCATCTCATGACCAAGGATCGATCGACCATTGTTATCTATCCAATGACAAACGGCATCTATCTGATGGTCATATGGTGTAACACCAAACTTATCTAAACTTTCTGACCAATCATTGGTCACTCGCTTTTGAAGTTCTTGACTTCTTTGCTTATAATACATTGAGCATTTACTCATATGATCTAGCATGGTTTGATTAACATTCATCCCAAGACCAACTTTTATAAGGTCTTTAAAGAACACATTAGTTATATAAGTATAAACAGTCAGACACTGTTCATTACTCATACGTTCCATTTTAACTAACCACTTTTTTTCTTGCAGCAGGAAATTACAAAATGGAATTTTACTAAATAGAGTTGTTATCTTGGGGTCTTTAGAACCAGATATATGCAGTCGCATATTGGGTTCAAGTGATAATTGTATCTTTTGCATATCGCTCCCTTTGTTCATTTGTGTGTTTTTTTAATCTGTCAATACAACCTTTATAATATTATATCCTGTCTGATGTCAACAACATAATAAAAAATAAAAATCCCCAGTAAATAATTACTGAGGATCTTTAGACTGACAGGAGTGCCAAGGGAGGAAGAGAGACACTCTGCATTCTTTCTCTCACAAACAAAATTTTTTTACTATGGCATAGTTGACAAGTATATTAAAAAATATTATTGGTCAGACGACAGACAATAATATATTATAGACACACGTCTAGAGAGGAACCTCATGAACCGAGAGCTTATCGAAGAATTCTTGAAGATAATTTACAAAAATAAAACGTCTGGTGTTTTGAGTTTTGAGACACAAGACAAAGGTAGAGAGATGTTTAGGTCAGATAACCTTAATGATCTTCTTATATGGATAGACAAGATGGAACAAAGTCAAAGGGGTGTTCATCTGAGACAGTCAAGTATGGATGGTGATAGTAAAACTTGCACCAGAGCAGACGTTGTAGCAATTAATCATTTATGGATAGACATAGACACAGGTGTTGTCCCTAAAATATTACTTGAAGAAAAAAATTTAAGACCAACCTTTTGTATTAACTCTGGCAAAGGCATCCATTTATATTGGAGACTTGCTAAACCTGTAGATAATCTCATTGGTATTTCACAATGTGAAAAGATGATGAGGAAACTATGCGATATATTAGGTGGCGATCCCGCTCCTACTCACTCGGCTTCAACACTTAGAATTCCAGGGAGTATAAACTTTAAATATAACCCACCTGTTCAGACAGAAAAAGTAAGTGCAATTAAGTGTGATCAAATGAAAGATTACACCCTGACAGACTTTGAAGAGTTTATCCAAAAGAATATGGATCCCTATGAACAACTGATTGATAACATTACTGAGGGCATGGGAATTTCTAAGTCTGCGTCTGACTGGCAGAGGATCATAGACAACTTAGCCATCTCAGGATCAGACAATGAGTTTGGTGGCAGACATAACTGTGTAACAAAATTAGCGGGTTATTGGACACGTCAGTCTGTCAATCCAGAAGTACAACTTAAAACATTAGTCCAATATGGTTGCACCTTAAATGAATATGAGTGCAGAAATATTATTAATTGGGCATGGGAGAAACATGATCAATGACATTAGCACCAAATCCCGCTGATCCAACTACTCATATTATACAACAGGTACAAACTGCACAGGCTCGTGGTGGCAGACCAAACATACGAGACATTCTCGGACATTGTATAGATGCTTTAATCATAAGGTTCAGACAGAACGGGTCAGATATTTTACACAACAACGATACGTTTTTTCTCTTCGCAGCGAAGGAAGGTATCTGGAAAGTAGCAGACGTTGTAGACATAAAGACAGACATAGATGAATGGTTTCGCTCTGCAATTAACTTAGTACCAACCAAACAATTTAGGTCCGAAGTTCTGGAAGGCTTGATGATGAGGGTTCATATTGCCAATGTTCCGTGGGGCAACGTCAGAAACATTATCATATGTAAGAACTTGATAGCTTACGACTTGGATAAAGGTCAGACTGTGACAGTCAAAAAGGAATGGTATCTCAGAGAAGACAACCTGTTGAATGTTGATTGGGTTAGTGGTGGTAAATGTCCTGTCTGGGACACATCACTACAAAAACTATTTGCACATTTTACTGATCCTGTTGAGCGATCTCAGGTTATTCAACTAGTGGAAGAGTGGATGGGAACTACATTATATAGACACAATAGACCTAGAGCCTTGTCTAAATGTCTGTTCCTTTATGGAGAAAGACGCACGGGCAAATCTACAATTCTGGATGTACCCCGTCAAATCTTTGGAGAAAAATTAGCAACTGCCATAGACTTACAAGAACTAAGTGGGTTTGGTGCAGAAGCATTAATGAATAAAGCGGTATGGCTTTCCGATGAAATTAAGGTAGGAACAGTCATGAATGATAGTGTTATTAAACGTGTCATTACAAACGAACCGCTTTCCATAAAAATTAAATTTGAAAAACCTTTTGAGGGCAGACTTAATTTGACAGTCGGTCTTGCGGGAAACTCACTACCCAAGATTGATGATACATCAGATGCAGTATATGACAGGATGATCTTTGTCCCGATGGATACTGTGATTGTAGCATCAGCAGAAAATCAAAAATTAAAAGATGAGCTTGAGGCGGAGCTACCTGCGATCTTGAATAAGATGGTAGACAGACTTGCAGACATAAGAAAACGTGGACAATATCAGATTCCAACGTGTCTGATTTCTAAGCAGGAAGAAATAAAGCTAGAGCAAGACCCACTTCGTGGCTTTCTTGATGAAGCAATAGCATCAACTAATAATTTATGTGCCATCAAAAATGGAGACATCGTGTCTGCATATCGTGGTTATCTATTAAAACAATTCGGAAGTGATCAGGCTAAGAACTCAAAAGTCTCAGCAGTCTGGTTGTCTAGAAGAATATCCGAGGCTTTTCCAAACTCAACTGTGGGCAGAGTTGATCAGGGAACGGTGAGAGCCAGATTTGGTTTACATTTTTCAGACAAAGGAAAAGCATGGTTGTCTGCGGGATGGGGTCTGGAGGATTCATTTTACAAACCAGATCAAAAGAAACTTAAAGAAGCTAATATAAATACAGGAGTTAAGTAGATGCCCCGCCCTAATACGATTGGAGAACCGACAGTAATTTACAATGCATTATTAAAGAGAACTCAGTTAGAAAAATTACAATACATTGCCCATCAAGAACGTAAGGATGGTAAAACTCACATCTCAGCCGCAAGTATTATAAGAGATGCTATAGACAAGTGGTTGACAGACAATGTCTGATCCACAGTATTTAATAGCTGACGGGTTTGATGAGGCAATCATTGGCATCGGGTCTCGTATCAACATGGAAGACATTGTCTGTTACGACTATGATAAATGTGTAGATATATTAGTTAGAGATCAGCACATGGAATATGAAGAAGCTATCGAATGGATGGAATACAATGTTTGTGGTGCATGGATGGGGGATAAGACCCCAATCTTTGTGAGGTGCGATCCCACATTAGATGGTGTTATCAAACAAAAAGATTGCAAAGCCTAATCTTTTTTAAAAGGCTCTACTACTTTTGGTGCATCTTCCATACATATACAAGGTTCGGGTTTCCATAACTCGCCTTTGAACACAAAGCCAAGACCATCACAGGTCTCACATTGTATGTCAGTAAACGTAGGATATTCTGCTTGTGGTTTTTCCATAAAAAAACTCCCTATATTTTCAATCTGTCAAGATTAATTATATAGGGAGCGACATGGAATACTATAGTGTTTAATTCCTTATAGATCGGTCGAGTAGGTGTCCGACTTTGTGGTATCAATTCGCATTAAATCTTCAAAAGTTTTAAGGGCAAGAAAAGCCTTGCCAATTGTATTCTTAGTTAATTTTCTTCTCCAAAGTATGTAATCATAGACCTTGTCAACAAGTATAGGCGATGCCAAACAAAATAGCTGACCATTAGATTTGATAGTCTGTACCCAACCCGCATCCTCACATTCTTTTATCATGGTACTTATTGTCTTTCGATCAGCTACCATTTCATCTACGAGGGTCGTTATATTATAAGGCTTATTAACGAGGTACCCATAGACCATCCATCTTGCAAAGGCATTCCGTAATGGTGTTGAATTGAAGTATCTTTGCACCTCATTATCCATACGTTGTTGTCTAGCCTTATGCATCCTCATTTCTGTGGTCAAGGTTGCTAGAGTGTATTCTCTTTGTAAATGGTCAGAGATTTCATATACACTGTTCTCTTTTTTTACTTCTTTAAAACAATAATCTTCAGTCTCTTTTTGCTTTAAAGATTTAATTATAGTTTTTAATTCATGAACGTTATATAAACCGTCTTGGTTAGGTACTAGATTATTTGTCTCATCCCTTTTGTAATGTAATTTTAAGTCATTCATATATCTCTTCCTTTAATTTAAGTCTGTCAGTTGATCCACATTATAATCTCCCCTTTATAAAATGTCCATAGAAAAAGAGTATCAATTTAATATTAAGTATCAAGATAATTAATTTTAATTATCAAAGTTTTTAATGACAGTAAAAAATTTTTACCTGTTTTACTGTCATTAATTTTGGTTTTACTGTCAGTAAATCAGACTTTGGGTGGTCTTTGGTTGAGGTTTTGCACTTGGAATACTAGATTAATGACAGTAAACGGGTTTTTACTGTCATTAAAAAGTTTTACTGTCAGTAAAAGCGGGAAAATAAGTGTTTGTTTTTACGGGATAATTAGAGTTTTACTGACAGTATGACAGTAAAGTACAGTAAATCTTCTATTAAGTAGTAATATATAATAATAATAATAGGTATATGTTTACGGTTTTACTGTACTTTACTGTCATTACTGTCATGGATTACAAAGTCTGACATGTCTGCAATGTAAAAAGTTTTATGTTTTGGTGTCCAAGTTCCTGTTTCGTATGGACTAGTAGTACCGATACCTACATTACCAGAACTATCTAAACGTATGGGTTCTGTTCCAGTATTTTTTTTAGCTGGTGAAGGGTTGTCGGATTATTGTGGTAGACACAGACACAAGAACAGACTATGTTGGTGTCTACAGTATTAACAAGAGAATTATTACGCTGGTTCGCTGCGGAATAAAAAACACTTGGAATTGTAGATATAAATGGGGACATTAGTTGGTGTAGATATTGGAACCCTTTGCGGGGTTGCTTGGAAAAAAGATTCTGTCATCAGACATGTACAATTTGACACATCTAAAGCTAGGATCAGCGGGGGCGGGATGAGACCTCTGATGTTGAGGCGACATTTATTAGAACTATTTAATGAGATTGAACCCATTGAAGAGTTAGCTTTTGAATTAGTACAGAGACATAGCGGTACTTATGCGGGTCAGATTTATGGAGAACTTCGAGGTGTCTTGATGTCTGTCTGTGAAGAGTTGTCTGTCCCATACAGGTCTGTAGGTGTTACTACAATTAAAAAACATATGACGGGAAGCGGAATTGCTTCAAAAGATATAGTCAGACAGGCAGTTGTTGAGATGTATCCCGACCTTGATCCTCAGACAGAAGACGAGGCTGATGCTATTAGTATATTGCAATGTGTTATTGATGGGGTATTTTAATGGGGAAAGTTATTCGACCTAATTTTTCTAGACAAAAGAAATATCATCTTGCCTGTAATGAATGCAACTCTATTAATTGGACTATTCAATTAGACCCCGAAATAGGACAAGCCATTCTCGAAAAGTCTCCAAATCATGATGAGTTGGATTTTGAATGTGTTGCGATCGAATGTTTGGAATGTGGGTATAGTATTGAAATGAGGGGAAAACCTAGTAATTAACAGGTCTAATCATACAGGGAGATATATTTAACCCCCCTGTATGGCTCTTAAAAAGGCTTGTTTTTTCAGCAAGTCTCTATTTGTTCGATGTTATCGTCATAAACCTTTTCTAGATGCTCACAAACATCTTTCCAAGTTTTCTGTTTTTCGTGGTCTCTTTCTGCCCAAACACCATCTAGATTTTCATTGTCACATGCGAGAATAAAATTACTATCCTCTTCTAGAGTGCCATAACATAAAGTTGTACCACCATTTTTTCTATTATAAATATAGTCTTCTTTTGTAGTCACTTTTTCAGTCTCCCAATATTGTTCAATGTCTCCATCAGACTTGATGTCTCTTGGACATTTGAACTCTTGATATAAAAGACGAGCATCTTTATGAATGCCCCTCTCTTTAATGAATTGCTGATGGGTATTTAACTCTCCGTCTTCAGCAATACATTCGGGCGAAAGAGCAATAGCTATTTCTTTCCATTGCTCCCTTGCTCTTTCTTTAGTAGTTGGATAAGAACCATTTAAATAGTTCCATCGTGGGTCTTGTTCTTCTCCATTGAAATTTATAAAAACTTTACTCATTTTCATTCTCCCTTTAGTTTTGGAACTACAAAACCAACAACATGAATTTCATCATCCCCATCATCATCAGTACTATCTTGATTATAATTTACGGGACAATCTTTTAACCAATCTTGATATTGTTTATGTTTATTAGGAACTTCTTTAACTTCCACAGTCTCCATGATCTCTTCATCGTTATCGCCATATGTAGGATCATCTTCACATGTTACAAAATCAAAATAGTTTTCTTCAGCTTGTTCTTGATTGTCTGCTTTGACCCAATAATGTGTGTAAGTTGTAGAAGTACACGTTACTTTAAATATTTTACTCACTTTCATTCTCCCTTGTTCTTAAATAGTAGGTTTGATTTTCTTTCTCATCGCCCACATAAACTTCTTCAAAATTTAAAGACAGTCCAAATTTGTAGCCACGATTGTAATATGCAGATGAGTTTTTCTTAACATCCACCATCATTTTTAGAGCATCTTTTACACCATCCTCGAACATAGTCAGATATGTCTGACGTTTCTTTTCTAAAATTTTATCCATCTTCATTCTCCTCTTCACATTCACAATCGATTTCGTGTACATCACATTTTGGACATATGTCTGATGCCTTATAAAAAATTACAATATGATCTATCTCTTTTCCTTTTGGTATATCGCCTTTTCTTTCAGCAATAATATTCTCAAGGTCTTGAGTGTCTGCATATCCCCAATTGGTATGACCTAAGTTTTCTTCACATGCCTCGTCTATGGCATCACTTTGAAATCTACTCATCAGCTTTCTCCTTATGGTTATCGTCATTGCTTAAACAATCCTCACAAATACATCCCCAATCTTTTAAAAGTTGTGGGAAGTTTTTTAATAAATTTGTTAAGCCTAAGTCTTCTATTTCTTCTTCGCTCATCCATTCATATCCACCAAACACTTCAGTATGATCGAATGTATTTTTACATACCTCACAGGGTATTTTTACGTCTTCATCAACCATCAGCTTTCTCCCAAGTAATAAATTATTCCAAATTTATGTAAGGTCTTTAACTCTTCACGGGTTATGTCCCATACACCCTTTACCCGAACAATTTTTTCATCATCATACCAATAACCATCATTGCCCTCGGCATCTTCCTCGGTAAAACCTTGGTCATAGTATTCTGATAATATTGTTAGGTCGGAAAGTTTGTCGTTACGAAAATCCTTTGCGGTAAAGTTTTCATAATAACCATAACTTTCATATTCATTCTCGCCACTACGAGTTGTTACACAAAATAGTATCATTAGCTTTTTCCTTTATGTTTGTTGATGACTATAAATCTTTTGTTATATATTTTATTTGACCTACTGATACTTTGTACCGACTAGCTAAAACGATTGGTGTTAGGTTTTTCACACGTTTCGCAGTTATATTACCGTAGGTACGTTCGTACTCTATTCGCTTGTTATCTTCTTCAATAGCCTCACGAATTTCATCTACTTGATTATGTGATAGTTTTAACACTATTTTTTCCTTTCACTTGTTGGATATCCATGTTGTTCCACATGGATCGATTGATTTTAAATTTGATGTTATGAATTGGAATACAAACTCGTACCCACTTATGCCCTACTACTGCGAAAGCATATCTTAAACCACAGACAGGCAATCGCATTTCATTAAAGTAAACTTTAAATAGTTTAGCAGTAGACCAAGACTTTTCTTTAGGCTTGTGCTTGTACATAGTCTGCCCCCTTATTATTTCCCTGGAAGTAACCAAGGGGCATGACATCATTCTCTAGAGTAATGAACAGGTCTTGCTGATCATAAAATCTAAACTTAGTCCAATAGACACGAGCCTTAATATTTGATTGTTCTTTACATATATGAACATCAAAAAACTTTCCATCATACTCAAAGAACTCACAAGTATCTTGAAAGTTTTCATCTTTATCTATGATGTCTTGAACAAATGTTTTGATCATAGTTCTAAATTGTGGAGTGGAATTGTAATACATTTCCATTTTAAGATTAGCCATTAATCATTCCCCTTTCTTAAAGAGAAATGAGTAATAGGATTATCATCTGTACCAACTACACAATCATCACACTCCATGACCTCTTCTTCTATCTGCTCCCACTTTTCCGCAGTCTGTTCTTCATGAAGAGATAGCTTGTCATTATTTAGATCACGTTCATATTTGTTCTTTATGGTTGTGTGTTTCTTACATAGTAATCCCCAATGTAAAGGATCAGTTAGTTCATCAAAATTAATTTGAATTTTGGTTTTGTGATGTTTAAGAAGTCTATTGATTTGCTTAACAGTTTCTTCAAGCACCCAATCAGCGGAAGTCTTGTAGTCAAATGCTAACCAAAAATCTTCTTTAGGTTTAATAGCTTTTGCCATTGTGTTTCTCCATAGTCTGTCAACTAATAAACCGAGGGACTGCCTCGTCAGTACATCCTAATCACAGGATGCAGACACCCAAGTAAACTTGGATGTTTCAACATTTACGATTTATTATTTTTCTCAAGATGGTGAACGATAAATTCAACACGTTCATAGGCAGACATGTGGGTTTCTACACCATCCACATATGTGTCTGCCTTGTCTGTATTATTATCTAGCTGATGCTTGAGGTCATAAGCAATTTGAAGAACCTCATCCATTAGATTTATTCCAATCATCAATATATTCTTTATTGCTTTTGAAAGGTTCAGCTAATTTTTGAAACATCTTCTGATCAAACCCTTTGAGGGTAAATGATCCTTTACCACCTTTGATCTGATACAACCCTAGATTAATTGGTTTGTTATCTAATTGATAACTCAACCCTCCTGTTTCATTTATGTATGTAGACTTATGAGCATAAAGTAAGTTCACACGAGTTGGTCTTTTTGCAATACGAGAAATACATTTTTGTAAATCTACATCTCTTGACCATTGCCCAAGAGTTTCAAGTTCTAGGGCAAGGAAAGACATATCATTTTCTAATAAATGTTCAGCCATTATTTATTTTCCCATTCTTCTATTTGATTGAGTAAACCCTCGGCACATTCATTTCTGCCAAGAAATATTTCGGGTTGATCACAAATGTCTTCAGCATTTTTACCATTTGAAATTTCTGCTTGAAGTTCTGTGTAAGAATTAACCTCAGATATCAACCAATTTTGTATCTTAACAATTAGGGCATCTTTCTTACCCATTGCAGACATGAGATTTTCTCTCTCTGTCTCAAGTTCTTTTATTCTATCCATAAATTTTCTCCCTGTTCTCTGCCTGTGCAGATAAGTTTAAGATAATAATATTTTTATTTGTTTTAGGATCATGCTCATAGGTAAGAGCAATAATATCTCCCGCCTTAGACTTTTGCTTAATGGATTGGATACTAAATCTTTTATCCCCTCTAGCCTTAGTCTTATAAAAGTTAACCTTGGTTGGAGTATCAACTCCATTAAACCTAAAGACTGCTGACAAAGTCTGCTTATCTCCATTTGTCATAGCCTTAAAGTCAACACCATATAAAGATGCGAACCTTTCAAATACACCCGCATCAATATTATTTTTATTCCACATGGTATGAGTTAGTTTTAAATGTGGAAATTGTGGATCAAGAGACTGAACCACATTGGTTTCTATTTTTGAATAGTTTGAATTATTCATTGTCTTTCCTTTCATAAAGTAAATATGATTTTAAGTTTTGTAGAATTGTTTCGATCGCAGATAGACTGCGAACACTTGGAATTCTAGACGGCAAATCCTCATCTAAACTAACAGGTGTACCTGTCGATATAGATAAGGCTCTGATCCTCATTGAGACTTTTAATCTAAGATAATCTGAAATACCTTTCGGAATATTTGTTCTACTGTTTAACCAATTTCTAACAACTTGGTCATTAACTTTGAACAACCCACAAAGTTCTTTGGTAGACATATCCAAGGCTAACAGACAGACACGCAATTGATCAGACGTGATCGTTGTCTGTGTCTGTCTAATATCCTCGATTGGAAATGCTTTTGTATTACCTGCGTGGGTAGATTTTTTAGAAAATCTTTTTCTTAAAAGTTCATCGGGAACAGATGGAATTTTATTTTCTGTTTCCATTACTCCACCTTTTAAATGAGTACTCACTTTCAATTACGATGATAGGCACAAAGATGCCAACCAATATAAAAATGGATGAGATTGCCCACATGATCCAATCAGTAGGCTGAGATAAAGCAATATTTGTCTCAACCAGATCCAGAATTGCAAATCCAAAAAAGAAATAGATCACAGACATAAAGATTAAAAACTTTTTTATCTTAGACATTTATACCTCCCATATTAAATTGAGTTGAAAGGTTATCTAAGTTTTGGCTTATAATAGTTTTAGCATTAGCAAACTTATTGGATACCTCTTGCCCTAACTTTTCTGTTGCAATCCATGTAGGAATTTCAAAGCAGATATCATCTCTACCTTTAAGATTGTAGGCTCTTTTATTATGGATTTGAGACTTAGCTATCCATATATCAATTTCATTAGCAAATTTTAGAAAGATAGCTTTTTCACTTTCTTTTAAAAACTTTCCATAAATTAAAATTGTAGAGCCTGTATTGTTAAGAAGATTATTTGTATCCAATAGATTTATTTCTCTATTAGCTAATGATCTTAAATTTTTAAGATTTTTCTTTTCAATCCAAAGTGGTTTAAGATTTTCAAATAACCAATTTCCATCATCTTCTTGATGCATATGATAACATTTAACAACATCATCTTGATATGCAGTTTTACCTCTCCAAACTCCAAAGACGAGACCTTGTCTTTTTATTCTTTGCAGTCTGTTAGTAGTGACCTCACATAAATTAAGGTACACATTTTTATGCTGATCTTCATTACTCATGAAAGACCTCCTTTAGTTTGATTGTGTTTTAGTCTGTCAACTAAGTGATATTAATTAGCTACCACGACATATAAAAATATGTTTCGACCATGCTAAAGGTCTTATCAAGTGGCTTACAGGGGCAATCCTAAGACTGCCCCCTAAGTATTTATTTTAGAATTTTGTTAAGTTCTTTAAGACCATTAGTGATCATGGCTTTAGCTGAACTTTCAACAATGTAGTGATCAAAGCATCCATCAAAAGATTTGATGAAAACATCTTCCGCTTTTTTCCATCTTGGATCGACATCACTATAAAGTTTTAAATGTGTTAAGACCATGCCAATGACCTCAATTCCCCATTTAGAAACAATCTCTCTTGCTTGTCTGCATTTCTCTACAGAATTAGGAGTTCCATCAGTCACTATGATCATAACCTTTCGATCTTCTGATCTCTTAGCTAACCTTAGACCCTCACTCATCATGGCATCATGGGTGGGAGTACCACCGTCAGACTTACCATATTGATAGGATACAAAGTGTTTAGATTTCATCCAATGTTGATCATGATCTTTTAGGATGTAATAATCTTTATCATAATTACTTTTACCTGTGGCACAAAGTTTAGATGTATAACAAAATTCTGCACTTGGAAAACAACCAACAGAATATTTAACTTGAACTTTATGCAAGGCATTACCTAGAACTAAAGCTAAGTTAATACTCTCTTGAGCATTATTGATTAGATGTCTACCAATTCTGCGAGGTTTCATAGATGATGACGTATCAATCAATAAAGACACCGCAGTTTTAGTTCCCGATTGTTTCCAAGGCTGATGAAATATATTAGGTGTATTAGTGCATAACTTACCTAATTTTCTAGCATCAAGTTTGCCCCTGTCTCTATTTCTTTTAGAGCCATAACGATCGGGATTTTTTAGAATTCTAGCCAAAGTTTGAGAACAGTCAGAAACATTCAATTTGGATACAATGTTACTAACTCTCTTAGCTTTAGTTTGAACCTTTTGATCTAGGTCTTCATCAGAACTATCAACCATTTGCTCAGTCTCATAGCTTTTAGCCTTTAGATTTTTATAATCATAATCAATTTTTTTATTAGGATCATTATCAACATCATCCCTTAAAAAATCTTCTTTATTCTTAAATTCTTGATTACTCAAATCTATAGACATAGAACTTTCTGCATCATCTGATCCCTGTCTATCCATATCAACAGTATTTTGAGATGGTTTAGAATTTTCAGAACTATCAGCATCATCAGAATTTTCAGAACTATCAGCATCATCAGA